TATTGAAATGGGACAGACAAGAGAAAGTATATTATCCACTAGAAATAAATTTACATGAAAGAGGAGACATTGATGAATAACATAGACTTTGAAAAAGACCAGACAGACGTTTTAGAAAAAACAGAAAACATAAAATCTTTAGCCGATCAAGTTAAGAAATTAAAAAATCTAGAAGATCAGATTAAGATCGGAGAACAATATCTAAAAGATAAAGAAAAAGAAAGAGAAAGAATTTCAGGAGAAGTTATCCCTACACTTTTAAGTGAAATGGGACTAGCCTCTCTCAAACTTGCAGATGGATCTGCAGTTGATGTGAAACCATATTATTCGGCGAATATCTCTATCAAAAATAGAGAAGCGGCGTATAACTGGCTTCGTTCCAATGGCCTAGGTGATATTATTAAAAATGATATCGTCGTTTCCTTTGGACGGAACGAAGATAACAAGGCGGCAGAATATGCTAACCTTGCGAAGGGTCAAGGGTATCAACCGACACAAAAGTTGAAGGTTGAGCCTATGACCCTCAAAGCACTCGTCCGTGAACGTATTGAGAAAGGTCTCAATATGCCCATGGATATTTTTAACGTGTTCGTAGGAAACCGAACCAAAATAACAAGGAAACAATAACCATGAACAAAGAAGCACAAATCGCGAAACGCGAAAATGCAGGACCATTGGCTACAAATGTATTTGAAGCTGATGCAAATGCTGGCTCTCAGAATATAACGCAGGACGATCTTGCGTTACCTTTTCTGAAAGTCTTAGGACAATTATCTCCAGAGGTTAATAAACAAAACGCTAAGTTTATTAACGGAGCAGAACCTGGAATGATTGTAAACAGCGTGACCAAAGAGCTTTATAATGGGACTAAAGGTATAGATATTATACCGGTTCATTATGAAAGACAATATGTCGAATGGCAAGACAGGGGTCAAACTGGAAACGCTCCCGTAGCGATTCACAAAGCAGATAGTGATATCATAAGTACAACTACTCGTGATAAATCTTGGAAGGATAGATTACCTAATGGTAATTATCTCGAAAATACCGCTAATCACTTTGTGATCCTTTTGGGAAAAACTCCATCCACAGCATTGATATCCATGAAGGCTACTCAATTAAAAGTTAGTCGTAAATGGAACTCATTGATGATGGGTCTTAAAATGAAAGGCAAGAACGGACTGTTCACACCGCCTACATACAGCCACATTTATAATCTAAAAACTGTTCAAATGTCTAACGACAAAGGAACATGGTTTGGATGGGACGTGTCAAGAGTTGGTCCGGTTACAGAAACAGGTGTTTACCGAATTGCTAAAGACTTTGCTGAAAAAAATAGCAAAGGTTTAGTAAAAGTTAAACACGGAACCGAAGAAGAACTTAAAGCGTCTTCTCTTAATCTATAAGATTCCTAGGGACTGGGCGGTAGAAGGAGACTGAAACCGCCCGGTTAAAATAGATGATTGATAGATTTAGAAATATATTTGAAGGATTAAATCGTGCCTATGGTCAGTTTAAAAGAAATGATTCCCGTATATCTGTGAAGGTAGAAGGAAAACCTTGGGTTGAGCACAAGCCATTGCAACGAAATCTGTGGGAAAACCATTTAATGGGTATAGGCGTAAGCCTTGGAGTATTTCCCTTAACAGATGAAGGAACTTGTAAATGGGGAGCTATCGACATTGATGTCGATAATCTAGATTACGAAGAACTTCTCACAAAAATCAGAAAATTAAAACTTCCATTAATTATGTTCAGATCAAAAAGTGGCAGAGCCCATGTTTATCTGTTCATGAAGAATTTCACATCAGCAGAAGAAGTAAGATTAGTTATGCGGAAATTTGCATCTAAGCTAGGTTTAGCAGATAAACTGGATCGAATATACCCGATGCAAACCGAGTTAGGTGAGAAAGATACAGGATCCTGGCTCAATTTACCTTATTTTAATCATGAAGAAGGAAGTAGATATGCATACAAAGATGACTTTGATGCAGCTACCATAGAAGAATTTTTTACAATGCATGAACAATATGCACAGAAAAGTTTAGATGAATATTTAGTAGAAGAAATAAAAACTACAAAAAAAGTCAAAAATACAAACTTAGAAAGCTTATTCTTACCGTGTCACAAAAATTGCTTAAAATTAAATGATAATAAAGTTCCATCAGATATAGGACGAAACGATTTTTTACTTCACAGTCTTGTTTGGGCAAAAAGAGCAGAGAAGCATACTAAAAAAATAGAAGAATATAAACACCTCGACTCAAAAGGTTTATTAAAGCATTTTAATAAAAAGTATCTTAAAGAACCATTACCTGAAGATGAAATGGAAAAGACAATTTTTAAATCAGAAGATAAAGAATATAAATATTTATGTAAAAGACCAAAAATCAAAAAGTACTGTGATCCTTCTGCATGTGTAAGACATATTTGTGGCATTACTCAAGAGCAAGCTTTAGAGTTAGTAGAAGCAAAAGAAGCTCTTGGACAAATAACACAATACTGTAGTGAGCCTCCAATATTTTACGAAAGCGTTGATGTAAAAACGGACGACAAGGGAGGACATAAACGAATTAGAATAGAAATGGATGGGTCTTTCTTTTTATACAAAGATAAATACCTAACTAGATTAGCGAACGCAGGGCATTTTCCTCATGATTCTCTACTTGATATGAAATCTATAGAGTTTAGAAAAATGAACCTCACTAGATTAGCAATAAGAATTTATGAGAAAGCAGAAGAAGAAGCAACGCCTGAATATGAATTTAAAACACTCATGTGGGATTTTTTAAGTAAATGCACTGTGAGTATTGTTAAGTCCCACTTACTAGATGGTGCCTGCTATTACAATCAAAAAACAAAAGAAATGGATATAAGACTGCCTAAACTATTGAGCTATTTAAGAGCTAATAGAGACCTTAGATCTATACGAAAACTGACCTTTGACTTAAAGCATGTTTTACAGGCTGAAAAAATAAATGGGACAGTAAAAGACGCTCTTGGAAACTATAAATCTTGTCCAACCTGGCGTTACAAAGAAGATCGAGACAATTTTGTAATAACATTAAATCAAGGACAAGAACTACTAGAATTGGAGGATAAGAACGATGAAGAAGATTAGAATAGCAGGGCCTCCTGGCACAGGCAAAACAAGGTTTTTAGTAAAACTTTTTTATGACCACATACAAAAATGTTCTGCAACAGAGATATTAATGACATCTCATACCAACACTGCAGCTAAGGAAATTTATAAAAGGATACTGGATGATAAGACTATTCAAGAATACCAAGACGAAACAGGAAAAGATATATTTCATTTGGTAAAAGAGTCTAAAGAAACTTTAAAAGAAACTGTAACAACGATACATAAATATTGTAGGTCAAAAATAAAAGAACTAAAGGGGACGTCTGTTGTTTTTAATGGTGACGATTATGCTAATTTAAAAATATTATACAAAAAATTCAATGATCATACTGGCTCCCAAGAGTTTTACAGCTTGGATATGTTAGTAACGGGACACCCTTTCTTTGAGTTTCATAATGCAGCTAGAGATAATGGGCTAGATACAGTATCATATTACCGAACTTTAAGCTTCGAGAAAAGAAAAGATTATAAATACACTTTAACCGAGCTTCAAGAATTAGAGAAAGACTATAATACTTTTAAAACCAACATAAAATTAAACCAGCGTGCAGAAAGAATACTAGACTTTCAGGATATGATTGAACATTTCACAGACTCTGATGAAATAAAATCTGAAGATTTAGGTATAAAAGTTTTAATGGTTGATGAAGCTCAGGACTCGAGTGTAGTACAAAGGGCCGCGGAAAAGAAAATGGCTACAGCCGCGGACTTGTTTTATAAAGCAGGGGATCCTGATCAATCTTTATTTGAGTTTGCAGGAGCTGATCCTGATGCATTTCATAAAGAATTTGCCCACCCAGAAATTGAATTAAAACAAGGGTACAGGTGCCCAAGAGTTATCAATGAGTATTGTAAAGACACAATTAAACCAGTATGGGACCATTATGGTTATGAAAGAATATGGGCCCCTAGAAGAGAACTTGATAAAGATGGCAAACCAACAGGGCCGATTGTAGAAGGTGAAATATTTGAAATGATGAGTTTAGAACAAGACCCTAATCTTGCTGAACTTACTAAAAGAATAACGCAGACTAGTGAATCTTTTGTATTTACATGTCGAGGGAGTGAGCCAAAAAAAACAATAAAGTATTTAATGAAACTTGGGGTGCCTTTTAAATTAGTTGATAAAGACAAAAAATTTAAGTTTAAATATCCTACCGTGGACATAAAAAATCAAAGAAACTTTTTCAAACTAGTCTGTGAAGATAAGAAGCTTAGTGCTGCGGCAATTAAAAGTATATTAAAAAACATTCGTACCGAGTATGCTGGAAAAACTTACTTAGACGGAAATCTGGATAAGCTTGAAAAAGGGAACTTTAATATAGATTGGTTAATCAAACACCAGTTTTTAGACCCCATTGTTAAAGGGTCCAATGATTTCCAAGACATTAGTATAACGAAAAGCATTGAAATGAAGAATTTTATTAGAAATGTCATAAAGTACGATCCATCCGGAGACCTAAGAAAAAATCCTAGAATATTTTTAGAAAATATACACACAGTAAAAGGAGAGGAGTTTGACAACTCTGTTGTAGATTTAACTGTGTTTAAAGAAGAGGAAGATTTTACAAAAAGGAGGATAAAATACGTTGCATGCTCCAGAGCAAGGAAAACATTATGGTTGATAAAAAGCAAAAACGGCCGGACACTGTAGATCCATACGATATTCAAATCGGTGGAACTCATTATAAAAAAATGAAAATTCAGCCGAGCAGGTTTGTGATTGAAAACAAGTTGGCATTCCCCGAAGGAAATGTTATTAAATACATTTGTCGACACTCTCACAAAGGTGGAAAGCAGGACTTGGAAAAAGCAAAACATTTTATCGATATGATTATTGAAAGAGACTATAAATGAGACCTGAGTTATCTGATGTGGTGATCAATGACGGCGACGTTGTTGCCATTGACTTAGAGACACATGACCCAGAATTAAAGACACACGGATCAGGGGCCATAACAAATAAAGGGAAAGTCTGTGGAATAGCTGTAGCCTATCGGGATCAAAAGTTTTATCTTCCCATACGACACAGTGATAAAAAATCTAATATTGCACCTAACCTGGCGTGGAGAGTTTTAAATAAAAAAATATTTCAAAATAAAACTGTAACTAAGGTATTTCATAACGCAATGTATGACGTATGCTGGATTCGCCAAGAATCAGGGCTCATGGTTCAAGGACCTATTGTTGATACAATGATAGCTGCCTCAGTCATTAACGAAAACAGACCAAGATATAGCCTAGATTCTTTAGCAAGAGATTACTTAAAGGAGTCTAAATATAGAGACGACTTAAAAGAAAAAGCTTCTGAAAATTTAGGGATATCGGATCCAATAAGTAGTATGCACTTACTTCCGTACGAACTGGTTAAAGACTATGCTGAGCAAGATGTAAGTCTAACTTTGAAATTATGGGAAATATTTGAAAAAGAGATAGACGCACCTATCTATATTAACGATAAAGTTAAATCTTTAAGGAACATATTTGATTTAGAAATGAAATTGTTTCCATGTTTAGTTGATATGCGATTTAGAGGAGTAAAAGTTGATACCGAGAAAGCTAAAACTTTAGGTAAAGATCTAAATAAAAGAAAACATAGTATTCTAAAAGGCATAAAGAAAAGAACAG